CGTGTTCAACATGGGGGAAGACAGCATTAAGTACGGCCTGCTCCCAATCACGGTCATTGACCCAGAGAAGTTTGCCAAGGTATCGAGCGTTGTTTTGTCTATGGCCTCTATCTGGCTAGGCGACCCGACGGCCATAAAAGTTATCGAGTTCCCGTCCCAGTGGGAAAAAGCGGAGCGTGTCGTCGAAATGGGGCGTGCTCAGATCATGCAGTCCCTCGGAGTCAACCCGGCTATGCTCCCCATGTCTGCCAAGAAACCAACACAGGCGCAGGTAGCGCAAGAGCAACAAATCGCGCTAGAGAGTACCGCCGACGTTGTTACTATCCTTGAAACTGCGGTGCTTAACAAGGTGTTACGGTGGTTTTATGAACTGGATTATCAGTTTCGGGACAAGGATATTCATGTACGCCGTTTTGGTGCTGTGGGTATGCAGGCTGAGATGCAATCCGTCGCGCCGGTGGGCGTTGATACGCACTATGCGTTCCATTGGTACGGTACAGAAGGCGCGAAATCGGCGCAACAAATCCAGCAAATGATCTCTTTGCTCAACGTTTTGAAGGGTTTGGGCCCAGAACTGCTCAACGGGCGCAAGATAGACGCCGGGCCTATTGTCGATCAGGCGTGCAACGTCACTTTCGGCCCCCGGATCGGCCCCAAAGTGCTTATAGACCAGCGCCACATGCTTACCGTGCCCCCGGACGAAGAAAATCTCCCTCTTTTACAGGGGTTTGCGGTGCATACCTCGCCTTCGGACAACCACCCAGAGCATATCAAGTCCCACCAGCACGCCGCTATGGTATCGGGCGACCCCTCGGGAGCCATTCGGGCGCACATTCAGGAACACGAGCTGGACATGAAGGGCGTTATGCAGGAGCAGCAGGGCGGGCAGGGCGGCCCTCGCCCCGGCGCACAGGCGCAGCCCCCAACAGGGCCGCAACAGCCCGCAGGCGCGATCAGACAGGACGCCGCAGGCGGTATGCCACGGCCTCAGCGCGGCTAATAAATAAAATTAGACAAAAGTTTGAGAAAGATGTAAGCTAAAAGAAGGTGCAAATCGTGTCGTGGCCGTAAGCCACCCCCGCTTTGTAGGCGTAACCCACTAGGAGACCAAAAATGACAACAGGTGAAATTGATGAAGCTGCACAGCCCGGAACTGATGAAAAAACCACAGATACAGCGGCGGCAACTGAGAAAGACGAAACGGATACCAAGGATGAGCCCGTTTCAGGGGATGACACGGAAGACGGCGAAGATTCTGGTGCAGAGGAAGAACAAGGTGATGAAAGCGGCGAGGAACAAGCTGAGGAAGCTGGTACGGGCGATAAACAAGAGCCTGTTAAGACCGTTGGCCGCGCCCAAGCAAGAATCCAGCGACAGGCTGCGGAGCTTAAAGCTGAACGTCTTGAAAAGGAGAAGCTAGTTGCTCGACTTGCTAAAGCAGAAGCCCTTGAAGAACTTCGCCAGCAGCAACAGCAGCAGGGACAGACCCGCGAGCAGAAACAAGCGGAAGAACAGCGCCTCGCGCTTATGTCTCCCGAAGAAAAGCAAGCCTACGCAATGGAAAACAGGCTGCGGAATCTGGAATACCAGCTTTCCCGCGCCGAACAGACCAGAGCAGACGACCGGGATGCAGAGAATTTTAGATCAAAGGCCGCGCAGGACGAAACCTACGCCCGCTTTGCAGATGAAGTTGAAGAACTCTATCAAGACAGTCTTAAAAAGAATGTCCGCGTAGACCGCGAGGAGCTACTCGCATGGAAGCTCGGCAAAGAGCTTCTGAAAGACAAGGCCGCTAAAGCCGCAGAGAAAAAGACGGCAGCGGGAAGAAGAATAGCTTCTGTTACGACCAACTCGGCAAGCGCCAAAGGGGACGTAGCAGGGGCTAAAACAGGCAAGTCCGTCGAAGATAGACTTCGCGGGCAGCTAATCTAAAGGCCGGGGCATGGTGCTCTTGCCCCCAATAAAAACTAGGAGACACCTACTATGGCTCTACAAAACCCCTCAGCAAACTTTTCAGCGGATATTAGTAATTTTATCCAAAAGAAAACTCAGCCCCTCGTTCAACGACAACTCGTCGCCTACCAATTTGGCGACCAACTTCGTCTGCCGAAAAATCGCGGCACAACGTACACCGCTTCGCGCTATGACCGCGTAGCCCTGCCGTTTGCTCCGCTCTCGGAAGGCGTTCCCCCTCAAGGTAACTCGCTTGTCCGGGCGCAACGATCACGATCCCGGACGTTGGCGATATGACCATTGAACACCCGCTGTTCCAAGTCGCTATTGAGCGTGCTGCGGCACAGCAAATCGAAACGGTCGAGCGCAACACGATGAACGCGCTTATGGCCGGTTCGCAAGTCAACTACGTCGGCGCAGTCGGCTCTCGCGCAGCGCTTACAACGGGCAGCGTACTTACCACGGGCGAAATCACCCGCATGGTGGTCGCGCTTCGCACCATTGGCGCTCCAGAGTTTCTGGGCCAGATGGAAGAAGACGCCAAGTTCATGCCGGGCAAACCAACAAAAGCTACCGCAAACCCCGCTGGCCACCAGCACTACGTTGGCCTCGTTCACCCGCTGGTTGAAGGCGATTTGCTCAACAACGCAACCGTCATTACTGCCACGGCGTACACCGATATTAATCGGCTGTACAACAACGAGATCGGTACGTGGGGCGGTGTTCGCTTCTGTCGTTCTAACATGATCCCGTCCATCAAGGGTGCGGCTACTGTAGCCGCCTCTGCCGTAACTTCTGGCGGGTCTCTTGCGGACGGAACGTACTATGTCAAGGTCACGGAAACTGACCCGGTTACGCAGTATGAAACCGTTGTTCACCAAACGTCGTCCGGGGTTGTTGTCGCTGGCGGCGGCGGTGCAGGTTCGATCACGTTGACAACCCCGGCAGCAGCTACTCCGGGCGCGTTGATGACCGTATACCTGTCCACGGCGAGCACCACTCTTGCTCTCGGTGCTACGACTGCGGGACCGACGACCGGCCCTCTTGCTGGTCAGGCGGTTCAAATCCCGGCGTCCACGCCTATCGTCCTCACGGCGGTTGGGCTGGCACAAACCCCTTCGGCGGCACCCGCTACCGGCGTTACGGTATTCCCGACGTTTATCATCGGGCGTAACGCTTATGGTATCGTCATGCTGGACGACGTTAAATTCTTCTACATCAAGAACGCGGATCACCTTGACCCGCTGAACCAACTGCGTATCGTTGGTTGGAAACTGATGTACGGAACAATCCTTCTTAACCAGAACTTCTTTGGTCGTATCGAGTCGGCTTCGGCTAATACGGCGACGTTCGGTTAAGCAACATGCGGCGGGACGTAGACGCACCTCTGCGTCCCGCCACTCTTGTTCCTAGGTGCATATAGAAAGGTGCTTCCAAATGGCCAAAGACAAAAATATAGCAGAGACGGCGCATGACGCTTTCCTGTCTGACGAAGAAAAAGCGAAGATCAAGATACAGGTCGAAGAAGAACTCGACGCCGAGAATAAGAAAAAAGTTGCCGCAGATTATAAGGCGCAACTCAAGGCCGAAGCTAAAAAGGCTGCCGCGATCAAGAACGCGAAGCCCGGCGAAAGCGCCGAAGGTTTGGTTCCCCTGTTCATCGACCTTGCCCCCGGCGCTCAAGCGCTGCGGATCGAGGGCGTGTGCTACCATCCCGGTATTACGTATCATGTTACCCCCGCACAGCGTGACAGTATGCTGGACATGATGCACAAAGGGCATAACCACGAGTCCGAAGTGCGCGGTACTAAGAACTCGAACCAGTACAGACCTAAATCCAGTTACAACATTTAACAACGAAAAGGTGCGAAGATGAGTAAGGAAAAAACGAACGGTTATCTGTGGAACATTGCGGCGGGCCTCGGCACCGAACGACAAATGTCTATCAGCGGGAATTTCAGTATCGGAGCGAGCGCCGCAGAGATTAACGCAGAAGTGGATAAAATCATTTCTGTTGTAAATCGCCAGCAAGCTAAGGCCGCCGCTATCGCAGTCAAGCAAGAAATTGATTCCCGCGCCGTGCAACTTAAATCAGCTATAGACGACTTGGAGCGCATCGACAAGAAAGCGGAAACTAAAGGCGGCCCGACCACTCTGGAGCGCGGGCAACGAGAAGCCGCTGTCGTCCACGTTGGTAAACTCCAAGACGACCTCAAATACAAAACAAAGGTGCTTGAAGAACTACAGAACGAAGCAAAATAAATGGCCCTTACGTCCGCCCAGATTATCGCCCGCGCTTGCGTGATTGCAAAAGCCCCCGGTTACACCGCGCAAGCCGGGCAATATCTGAATATGCTTCTCCAAACGCTTTGCCAAGACTACGACTTTGATTTCATCAAAAAGACGCAAGTAATAAACCTGACAGGCGCGGCGGGCTATGCTCTAAACGCCGATCACTTGCGGACGAAGGAAGTTTTCTACAACGTCAACGGCGCTATCTATTATTTGTTTCAAATCCCGATTGAAACATATCACGCGCTGTTCGAGGGCGCGGGTATCTCAACGTATCCCAATAAATACGCTGTAGACGTAGCCGCGTCGCCCAATGTACTGTATTTCTATCCGCCTCCGGGCATTGCGCTGCCGGTTACTGTGAACTATTTCCCGCAAATGGCGGACATTTCTACGCCCGGGTCCAGCTCGGCAGTTCCGTGGTTCTTGAACCAAGAATATCTGATTACGAAAGTAGCCGCCGATCTCATGTTGGAAACCGACGACGATCGGCAGCCCGTGTTTGAAAAACGCGCAGAGCGCATGTTAGAAAAAATATTGGACATGGCAGACGATAAAGAGGGGTTCTCGGGCACGATTAAACTGAGCCGTGAAACCTTCCGTTCCGGCGACAACCTGCCGCCCGACAAAGCGTTCCCGCTGGGGGGCTAAACAATGGCGGGACGTAAACTCACACCGGCGCGTTTCAACCCCCGCAGCGTATGCGACGCGCTCGATGGCGGACAAGTCGCGGAAGGCGGTATGTCCGCCGCTACAAACCTCATATTCGACCCCGCAACCCCGTTCACAATGCAATGTCGCCCGGCTGCCGTTTCACCATACGCATTTGCGGACATTGCGGGCGCGGGCTTCGTATCTGTGGCGTATACTGTGGGTACTGTGGTTTACGGCATGATAAAATCCAGCGCGGTTGCCGGTTACGACTCCCCCTTTGCGTATAACTTACTAACCGGCACGTTTCTCGCCACTGGCGGGACGCAAAATGCAAACACGCTGCCGCTAACACAGAGCCCCGCCGGGGATTGGACGCCGCCAACAATGGCGCTAGTGGGCGTTAATCTTATTGTCACGCACCCCGGCTTTACGGGGTCTACGAGCGCCCCGGCGTCCACGTCCATACTGGGGTTTACTCCTTATTCCTCTTTCGGGGTTTCTGGTTATTTACATGTTACGTCTACGGCGGGGTTTCCCGCAAGCGGCAACGTTATTATAACTGGAAGAACAGACGCGCTAGAGGGCGCACATAGGTATACGGTCGTGTCTCCTACGTCGCTTTACATTGTAGTTCCTGTAGCCGGAGTAACCGGAAGTTTCCCCGGAGGTACAGCGTCCGCCGCATCAAGCGGCGTCACTATCACGTATGCGGCGGACAACGGCAGCGGGTTAATTCGGCTTACTATGGCCTCGACCGCCTCGTTTACAACGGGGAATACGGCTCTAGTATCCGGCGTTCTCGGCACGACGGAAGCAAACGGAACTTGGGTTGTCACCGTTATAAACGGCACGACCTTGGATTTGCAAGGCACCACATTCATAAATCCGTGGGTGGCGGGCGGCACGCAACTCATCGTCGAGGAAAGCGGGTCATTCGGGTGGTTCGATCTCACTGTCCCCACGTCCCCCGTCTGGAACGCGGGAAATACGACCGGTAATGGTCTAGTTGCCGTTCCTTTGGCGGTCGCGCAGTACAATTCCCGCGCTTATTTCGCCGTTGGTAACGCCGTTGTTTTTACCGACCCGCTTGCGCTCAGTGTCGCAAATGCGTCCGACGCTTTGCTCGTGGGAGACTCCCTGCCCATTACCGCGCTTGCGCCGCAACCTACGACCACCTCGGTGCAGGGAATAATTCAGTCTTTGACCGTGTTCAAAGCAAACGTCACTGCAACAATATCCGGCGACAGTGCGGATCAAAACTTGGCACTCAGCATTATAAGCAGCGCGATCGGTACTAAAGCGGGGCGGTCCGTTTGCCCGGCTACGGACGGTACACTGTTCGTCACGAGCGACGGAGTACGCCTGCTCAAGCAAGACGGGACGTTTTCTGAAACGAATGCCGATTTAAAAGTCCCATTTATAAACGCCGTGTTTCCTTCCCGCATATCGGGGTGCTACAATAACGGAATTTACCGCGTGTCTGTCCAAAACGGGAGCGTGGCGGGTAATCCGATGCAAGAATACTGGTTAGACGTGCGGCGCAACGGCTGGACGGGGCCTCACAGCTTCGTTCAGGACATGGCGTGCCCTTACGGCGGCTCGTTTGTTGCGTTTAATAGCACGCTCGCGCCGTCATTGTGGGTTTCAGACACTGTTCAATCCGTCGCGTCTGTTTTTACAGAAAACTCCGTTCCCATGACGTATAAGCTAGGAACTTCCTTCCTGCCCGACAACGGGGGGCTATATGAGAATAGCGCGACTCTTACTACTGCGGATTTGGGCTTGCCCGCGTCTAGCGGAGCAGTAACTTTCACCGCCAAAGACGTTACGCACGGGACTTTGGACACCGCCGTAGTGCCCGTGGGGACGCCGGGCGTGCTAGAAAGATACAACGTCCCGTGGTCAACGCCGCTCGTGTTCTCCCGATTAGAAATAGACGTAACCGGGGCGTCCTCGGCGGGGGTAAAAGTCGGGAAAATGACCGTCGGGTATCAGCCGCTTAAATACGTGCGCGTACCATGACAATTAAGCGCCCAATGCAGTTTCTAAGTCGCACGGGGTTCCGCCCCGTTCCCGCGTCGGGAGGCGGGGGGTATCGTGGTGTCGTAGTTGGTATGCCTTCCCCACAGAGCGTCACTAACGGCGATCAACTTGCGTTCAATAAGGTGTTATCGGGCGACCCGACAATGAATGTCGGAAATTGTCTGGTTGTCCCCGCCGGAGTAACACTTGTTAGGCTTTTTGTTGTTCTACAGGTTAATGGCGGCACCGCCGAAACTATGATGGCTTCCTTAGAC